AGGTATTCAGGCTTGCACCGGTGACGTGGTCCTGCTCAATGACGACGCGATTCTCGAAACTCCGTTCGGTTTCCACGAGCTGGAAGAAGCGAGCAAGGCGCATCCGGAATTTGGCGTGATCTCGGCGGCGACTGACGTCGCCGGAAACGGAGAGCAGCGTCCGCAAGATGTTGGCCTGAGAGAAGCGCGGGGCAGCGTGGCGTTCGTCTGCGTTTACATCCCGCGCTCAACTATTGAACGTGTCGGCTTGCTCGACGAACGCTTTACGGCTTACGGCTGGGAAGACAACGATTATTGCCGCCGGGCTCGATCTGTGGACTTGAAGATTGGAATCTTCGACGACTGCTTTGTCAACCATTCGTCCCTGCGCTCGACTTTCCGCGGCCAGCCGCGGGCGGCCGGCGATATTAGCGCTGGGCGGGAGATCTACCGTTCCAAGTGGGGAGACACGGCATGAACTTCCGCACACTAGCCGACGTTCCCATGCGCCTGGAGGCGGATCTGCGCATGGTTGAAATCATCATGCTGAAGTGGAAGTGCCCCGAGGTTGAAACTGAGTGCTGCCAGCGCATCATCCGCCATACCGCTTGGCCTTTCAAGCTCAACGTCTATGACAATCGGGCCAACACGCCCAATACGGCGAGAATCTGGAACAAACTGATCCGGCAAGCCACTTGCGACTACGTCTGCGTCATCGACTCTGACGCCTTTGTCCCGGATGCAAACCCGTGTTGGCTAACCCGGATGATGGAAACTTTCAATCATGCCGACTGCCGTTTAGTGCTTCCGGTCACCGATCGTTGCTCCTCGCCTCAGCAGCGCATGGCGGCGCAATCTTATCCTTCGGAAGTGCGGGACGATCAAGTCTGGTCCGGCTTCTGCTTTTTGTTTCGCCGCGAGTTGCTCAGCCAGGTTGGCCCGTTCGATGAAGAGTTCGTCGGCTATGGGCAGGATTCTGAGTTTGCCATCCGTCTCGCGCGCAATGGGGGCGGAGCCTACGTGCGGAGAGATGTTTTCGTCCAGCACGTTCACGGGGCCTCGTTTTCGGCCGCAGCGAGAAGCGGGGAGTACGATCCCGCTGCCGATCGGGCTTATGCTCAGCAGCTCTACTTAGAGAAAACCACGCAGCGGGTCTGAACTGCGTCGAGCATTTCATGCGTTTCTCGCAGGACTCATAATGTTTAGGGTTATACAACCGACTAAGCCATTCCCGCCGATGGATCGGCGTCCACAAGGGGACAATATCGTCTTGATGCGTCCCTATGTGCCGGAGACTGCGATAACCGCGGTAAGCGAAGTGCTGCGCACGCGCTGGATCGGACAGGGACCGCGAGTAGAAGAGTTCGAGAGCTTATTTTCTGCCCGCTACGGCTTTGGCCGTTCGGCGGTTGCGGTGGGAAGCGGGACTGATGCGCTGCATCTGGCTTATGTGCTGGCCGGAATTCAGCCTGGCGACGAAGTGATTGTCCCGCTGTTCACCTGCACTGCAACCAACATTCCGCTGCTTTGGATGGGCGCCAAGATACGCTTTGCCGACGTCGCCCCGGATTCACTGAACGTCGATATAGAAGCTGTGTCGCGGATGGTGAACGAGCGCACCAAGGCGGTGATTGCCGTGCATTACGGCGGAGCTGCCCCACGGAACTGGAGACGGCTAGGCTTACGCATGCTACTGGGCGTCTTGGGCGTTCCCCTGATCGAGGACGTTGCGCAGGCGCTCGGCTCTGACTCGGTTGGCTCGGCCGATTATTCCTGCTTTTCCTTTCAGGCGGTCAAGCACATCACAACCGGTGACGGCGGAATGCTGCTCCTTCCTCAAACGAAACGCGCGGAAGCCTGTCGGCGCCGCTGGTTCGGCATCGACCGCGAGGCGAAGCTGCGCGGCATCTGGGCGAACGATATCTCGGAAGTCGGTTACAAGTACCAGATGACGGACATCGGGGCCGCTATGGGCATCGCCGGACTAGAGTGTCTGGATCAGCAGATTGCCTATCGCCGCGGACTTATGGCCCGCTACTGCGCGCAACTGGAAGGCGTTTCAGGGGTTCGCGTGCTCGATGCCGACCCGAAAGGCGCCGCGTGGCTCATGACGGTCGCTCTAGACAATCGCGAAGGAGTGCGGCGAAGGTTAGCCGAACATGGCATCGAAAGCGACCAGGTACATTACCGCAACGACCGCTACGCGATTTTCTCTCAGTTCCGCGGCGAATTCCCGAACATGGATGCCATCGAAGGGAAATACCTGGTCCTGCCGTTGCACATGCACATGACCGTTGAAGACGTGGACCGGATCTGTGCCGTGGTTCGATCGGAATGCTGACTTCCTGATGATCGATTTACTCTATCTCGCCTTCAATCGCCTGGAGTTCACGCGGAAGAGTTTCAGCACCATGCTGGCAAACACGGATTGGAGACTGATCGATCGACTCGTGATCTACGACGATGGCTCCACCGATGGCACGCGCGAATACCTGAAAGAGCAACTGGACCACGCGCCGGTCAAAGCAGCCCTTTACCAGAGCCAGAATCTTGGCCCGGTGGAGATCATGAATACCTACCTGAAACTGGCCCAAGTTGCGGGAGAAGACGACGGAATTTTCGTCAAGATCGACAACGATGTCATGCTGCCTCCGGGCTGGCTCCCGGAATGCCTGGAAGTCATGAAGGATCCGACGCTCGATCTGTTGGGCATCGAAGCCATTCGCCCCATTGGTCACAGACCTCGCGGTTTTCACCTGGCGGAATACATTGGCGGCATCGGCCTGATGCGACATCGCGCGTTTCGCTGCTGCCTACCGACGCCGCGCGGACGCTTTGGCTTTACCTCCTGGCAGGATCAGCACCGAGACGTGAAGAAAGGGTGGCTGGATCCAGCTCTTCCGGTATGCCTGCTCAACCTCGTTCCCTTTGAGCCGTGGCGCAGCCTGAGCCTGGAATACATACAAAAGGGCTGGCAGCGCGACTGGCCACCGTATTGGGCAGAAATCGACACGACGCGCTGGGAATGGTGGGCCAAGTCGCAATGAAGATTGTCGGCATGATGCGGATCAAGAACGAGGCGCGCTGGATACGCTCTGTGCTGGAATCTGCACTGAAGGTGTGCGAGCGCGTCTATGTTCTCGATGATCACTCCACCGATGGCACATTCGACATCTGCCAGCAGTTTCAGGACCGCGTGCTCATCTACTCCTCGTCATTCCACAATCTCGACGAGGCCAGGGACAAGAACTGGATATTAGAAGTGATCCGGCTGGGAACCAAGGCTGAGTGGGTGCTGGCGATCGACGGCGACGAGCTCCTGATGGATCATGCGGCACTGGTAGCGACGGTCAACAGAGGGCTGGCTAATTGCTATGCGATGCGTGTGCTTTATCTCTGGGACCGCGCCAACCAGGTAAGAACCGATGGCGTTTATGGCCACTTTTGGCGGCCATCGCTGTTTCGTTTACGCGCGAAAGGAGGCTTTGAGGCCTCCGGAAACGGCGGCAACTTTCACTGCGGTAACGTGCCGGCCGACTTGTCACGGAATTCACTGCGTTCCGAAGTGCGGCTGCTGCATTTCGGGTACATGAACGCCACCGACCGACGGCGAAAGTTTGACTGGTACAACCAGCACGATCCCAACAACGTAACGGAAGACCAGTACGTGCATATGATCCAAGGTGATCAGGACGGCCCGGCAGCACACTTGCAATTGAAGCATGCTGGGCCGCTTCAACTGTCTGCACTCGAATCGGGAACTCAATAAATGCCCCTTCCCCGTCTATCGCGGCGCGGCTCCGGATCCGGTGTGGCCATAGGTGGCATGGACCAGTTGATTACGATCCAGACGCGCGCGGGAACGAATTCCTACGGCCAGCCCGGTGGCGCCTGGAGCGATTTCGCCACCAACGTATGGGCGAAGATCGAGCACATCGCCGGGAGAGAAGTCGTCAACCAAACGGAGTTTGCGGCCGACGTCACCGATCGGTTCACTTGTCCCTACGTTCCGGGGGTCACGCCCAAGATGCGGATCCAGTACGTGGATATGGAAGCGAAGACCCGCTATTTCGACATCCTCTTTCCGCAGAACGTCGAGCAGCGGGGAATGTTCCTGGAGCTGCTGGCGAAGGAAATCTACTCGAACACGTAGCGATGAGCGGCTCTGCATTTCTCGGCTGGTTCCAGCAGATGCGCTTGTGCGCAGCGAATCAGGACATGGTCCTTGAACCGCTAAGCAAAGAAGAGCGGCGGCGCTACGTGAAGATCGACGTGCCGGCAGGTGAATCCAAGCCAGCGCGGAAAATCAAGAAGCCCGTCAAGGCCAATGCCAAATGATCGATCCGAATCTGGCGATTCTCACCTGGTTGAAATCAAGTCCGGACCTGGTCGCATTGGTGGGAACAAACATTTACTCGCCCGTGTTGCCGGAAGGGTTTTCCGCCGATGCCGCATCGCAGCCGAATTCCGCAACGCGCGCCGTGGTGGTACGCAAGCGCGGCGGCACCTCACAGCCGGAAATTCCCACAGTGCTCGATCCCAGCTTCGCCATCGAGTGCTGGGCTGTGGAAGCGCCGGACGCGACGCAAATTTACGGCGTCATCCGGGACCTGATGCATGGAGCCAACTCGATTGACTTGGGCGATGCCGGCTTTGTCATTCTCTCGCAGGAAGAAGTGCCCGGGCAGGACGTTATGGACCCGGAAACGCACTGGTCGATGGTCTTTGCCTACTACCACGTCAAACTGCGCTCAAGCGTGGCGCCGTCGAGTCCAGTCACCCCGGTGCAGTTCATAGGAAGCGACATGCCCTCAAGATCATTCCACTGGATCGCGCAGGCGGGATTGAATGCCCAGCAAATCAAGGCTTCCCCGGGAGTCGTGACCAGCGTCTCGGCGTTCAGCCCACCGAATGGTTCCTCGACGGTTTACATCAAGTTTTTCGACCAGACTACGGCCCCTGATCCAGTTGGTGGCGACGTTCCCATCATGACGATTGGAGTCGAGCTTGGACTGTCATCCGATCCGCAGCTCCCTTATGGCGGAAAAGAGTTTCAGCGTGGCATTTGGATGCTGATCACGAAAAACATGGCCGACAACGACGCAACCGCGGTAGCCGCGGGCGATGTGGCGGTGGATGTTGGCTGGCAGTAGGCCAAAAACAACGAATTTTTCCAGGGTATGGATTTCTGAACAACAGGGGAAACGAACCAATGAAAAAGCAACTTTTCGGCGCAGTTCTGGCAGTTCTTATTCTCTTCGGCGCTGTGGCTTTCGCCCAGCAGCCCACCAACACCTTACAGGTCGGCGGAACCACGGTTTTGACTGGTAATGGCACGTCCGGTGCGGGTGCGCAGCGGGTGGTCATCGCTTCCGATAACACCGCTTTTGCGGTTAACGCGACACTTTCTGCCGAAACCACGAAGGTAATTGGCGTTGTGCGCACCGCGGACGGCACCGGCAACCTGCTCACCACGAACAGCACAACCTATACCTCGAAGTTCGGGCTGGATTCGAATCTGCTGGGAACGCTTGGGACCGCATTTTCGACGGCCGGCAAGGTCGATGTGAAGGCCGCAGATGGAGATGTGTTCGTGCGGCAAGCCACCGCTTCGAACCTGAAGATGGCAATGTCGGGTAGTGCTGGCGCCGCGATGGATTTCGCCGGGCAAAACGCGGCCCAGCCCGCGAACTCTCTCCTGATCGCTGGAGAATTCAACACCTCGCCCACCACGATCAGCAACGGGAACGCTTCTCCGCTCCAACTCGACAGCAGCGGCAAACTGCTGGTGAACTGCACGGGGTGTTCGGCGGGTTCGACGGTCAGCCTGATTCCAGCCACTTCCGGCGGCGTCTCAATCGGCCACCTGGTTGCCGCCGCTTCGAACAATGCCACGTCTCTAAAGGGTTCGGCAGGCCAGCTCTACGGCGCGTCGATCTACAACAATACGACGTATCCGGTGTATCTGAAGTTCTGCAACAAGGCCACCGCCTGCACCTGTGGAACAAACTCCGGCAGCGACACTATTCTCTACACCGTTGCTGTCCAGGCGGGCACTGAACGGGAAATTCATACCGAGGAAGGCATCGCATTCAGCACAGGCATCGCGTACTGTGTAGTCAAAGGAATGACCGACACCGACAACACTTCACTGGCGGCCAACGATGCGGTCGTGGATCTACTCTACAAATGAACATCCTACGGCATATTTTCGCGGTCCTCGTCGCGTGCGCTGGGCTGCTTGCGCAATCCGCGCCTAAAACAGCGCCACCGGCCGCGACGCACTCCCCTGCTCCGGCCAGCATTACGATTGGAGAAGAGAGCTATCCCTTCCCGCTGCAGGAGCGCGACAAGATTCGCGATCAGCAGCATGAGTATGACCAGATCGAGATCGAAAACCAGAAAATGCTATTGAAGATCGAGCAAAATAAGGCACGCCAGGCGGCCGTGATGGACGCGATCCGCTTGACGGCTTTTCAGTTTGCCCAGACGAAGAAAATCAATCTCGATCTTTACGAACTCGACCCAGCCCCGATTAGCTTCGTGAAGAAAAAGTCCACGAAACCCTGATGCAGTGGTTCGCAGAACTGTGGGGATTAGCGCACTTTGATTGTGGACCGCAGGATTACGAGTTCATGGCCAAGCAGTGCATCGAAGCCTTGGAGCTACATAGAAAGTCTTTCGCGCCACTGTAGGCCACTGCTGGTTTGTTGCTCATACCAGTTTCCAGAGCCTTCGTGTCGCTCCTGACCAAATTGCTTGAGTGCTTCGTAGATCGTCTTAGCCGCTGGCCCGTAGTAAACCAGAACATCATCCCGGCCAGTATGGATGTACACCTGTCCATTGTTGAATCCCGAACTGCGGTATTCCAGAATGAGGGCGCTTTGCATTCCCATAGCGCCAGGCAGTTTAGCACTTTCGTCTTTGCTTCGCCAAGATGATTTAGCCCTGTCACGGCAAGATCGAGCATACGCGCCCATTTTGCCAAGTATATTACCGATGCGAATCTACAGACTCACGGTCCTGGCCGCATTCCTAGGGATCGCTATCGGCGCATGGGCGCAGCAACCGGTTGGCGGCGTTTACAATTCGTCCGCGCCTGCTCCGGCCGCCGGTACCGTCGTCGCCGACCAATCCGACCCTGCCGGCAATAAGCTGATCGCGCCCGGCGTGGTGGCAAAGTCGATGACGGCGATCACAAGCTCTAACGGAACACTGAATGCGACCTTCAACGTGTTCTCGAATAGCGGCGCTCCGGATGTTTTGATCCAGCTGGACCAGACGACCACCATCACCGCTGGCGCAATTAAGTTCCAGGTCACCTATGACGGCAGCAACTTCGTGGACATGTCGGCAGACGCCATCATCGACCCGACTTCGACGACCTATGCCACCATCGCCCAGCCCTACACCCTGCAGGCCTCAACCAACAAGGCATTCCTGCTGACAATGAAGGGCGCGCGCGGTCTGCAGATCCTGATGTCCACAGCGCTGACCGGAACAGGGTCCGTCACGCCGTACTACTCTCTGCTTTCGTATCTGCCGATTCACACCGTCACTGCGGTACAGCCAAGCGGGTCAAATCTTGAGACGGCGCCGGTCACCACTCCCACCACTACCGACACCGCCCTGCGCTGCACGCTCATCAGCGCCGCTTCGACGAACGCAACCAACTGCAAAGGCTCCGCAGGAAACGTCTATGGCTTCCGGTTTGTAAATACGACGACGACGGTTTACTACCTGCGCATGTACAACGCATCGAGCGCACCAACGTGCAGCTCAGGCACAGGATTCATCGAATCGATTCCGATTCCACCGGCCGGAGCGACCGGGCAGGCCGGGGGAATTGTGGCCATCGAGCCGATGGGCGAAGGGTACACGACCGGGATTGGATTCTGTTTCACCGGCGGATCAAGTTCAAGCGACAACACCAACGCCGCCACCGGCGTCTTTGGAACGATTCTGTACAAGTAGCGCAATGAAGACCAGAGTCCTATTTTCGTTGCTTCTCGCGGTTGTGACCGTACCCTGCTGGGCTGCAATCTCGCATTCTGGCAGCTGTTCGGCAGCCAGCACCAGCTGCACGTTCAGCGGAACGGCCACGGGCGACCTGAAGATTGTCTTTGCGTACCGCACTGGAAGCACTACGGCTCCCGGGCTGCCCACAGGCTGGACAAGCATTGCGGTCGCAAACGAGGCGAGCGGCACGACGGGAGCGATCAGGATTGGTTGCAACAAATCCAGCTCCGGAGCAGACACGGGCAGCGGCACCTGGACGAATGCGACTGTCGTTGCGGGTGTTTCCTATTCGGGTACGTGGGTAGATACCACGGCAGACTGCAACACGACGGGCATCGGTGCCATCGCTGGAAATAAAGCAGCAACCAGCACCGCGCTGAACTACCCGGCCATCGGTGCCACTGGTGGCTTTGGTTCGACGTCCATGGTTGCTTCCAACAAGTCCTGGGTAGCGGGCTTTGCGGGCGACAGCGCGGGCGGCATATGTGCTCCAACCGGAATGACGCAGCAGACCACTGCTGGTGCAGGACCAGCCGTAATTGCGAGTGACACGAACGGGTCTGTAGCATCGTGGGCGAGTACCAACTGCACCATCACGTCTGGTACCTGGATAAGCGAGGTCGTCGAAATCCTGCCAGCGTGTCCGACCGGCTTCTGCCAGATGATCTGCGCAGGAAACACCGGCATCTCTTCGGGATCGGTAACTCTCAAAAGGCAGGTCCAGGTCAACGACACGATCGCGGCCGTCATGTTTTGGGCCTCGACGTCGGTCACCCTCAATTCCATCAGCGATACACAGAACGGCAACTACCATCTCTTGGACAATCCGACTCTTGCGCCTGTCGGCTTCACTGCAAGCACCGCTCAGGCGTACGTCGTATCCATTGTGAATGCCAGTTTGACCCTAACGTTCACTCTCTCCGGTACCGTGTCCGGAAATTCACAGATCTGCGTGGCGGAAATTGCTGGCATGTCGCCGTCCAACGCCATCGACGGTCACGGAATCAATGGCCAGTCGGGCCCAGGCACGGGAGCAAACGCCGTGACCAGTCCGACGATTATCACAACCGTGAATGGCGACGTGATCATGGGATGGGGCTATGACCTGAATAGCAACGACTCATTCACGGCGGGAACGGGCTTCACACTCAGAAACACATCTTCGCCCACCCTGGAGGATTTGACCCAGGGGTCGGCAGGCTCGATCGCGGCCACGCTAACGATTAGTGGAGGCGACGGAACGATGGCAGGCATCATGGCGTTCCATCCCACCGTAACTTCAGCATGCAGCAACTTCCTCGCCATGATGGGAGCGGGTTGTAGGTAATTCCCTGTTGAGTCAGGGAGAGCCCCACCGAACCTTAAGATCGTGCCCACCGAACTACAACCCATCGTGGATACGACCGCTGAGGATATCGGCTTTTCGGCTTCGTTCGCGAGTACCCTGGGTGCGGAGATTCACAAGGCGGGGGTGCAGGCGACACAGGAGATTTTTACCGGCCAGATTCTGCCACAAGCGAAAGCCCTGTCGCCCGTGGGAGGCCATCTCGATCCGCATCCCGGCAAGAACCGCGACTCGATTAAAGTCAGTTTTCGCGACAACCCCGAGACGGGATGGATATCCGCCTGGCTGTACACCGAATCCGGATACGGCTGGCTGATTGAGCACGGCACCAGCCACAACCGTCAGCTGACGAAAACGGCAAGCTCGAAGCGGCACGGCAAAGTTGCGGCCGATGATCGTACTCCGGCCCATCCGTATCTTGTGCCCGCAGTGCTGCAATTCGTGGCGCAGATTGCCGAACGGCAGCGAGAAATTCTAGAAGAAGGCGCATAAACAACCAAGCGCACACACAAAGGGTTCAATCCCGAAGACAGGTTTTCTCTCCAAGATCTCCCTTTTCTTTCCAGGAACTGGTCGGCAGAAGCTTCGACTCTAAAACTTTTCACCTAGGAGAAATTCGCTATGTCAGAACCAACCGCAACACAGATTATCGCCGGGCCAGCGACTCTATACGTGGCTCCGCTTGGGACAACGCTTCCCGCAACCGCTTCGCCCGCCACATGGCCACCCGTCTGGCCGGCTGGCTGGCAAGCTGTGGGCTACACGGAAAAGGGCGTCGATTTGGTCTTCACCCCCACCATCAAACCCTTCACCCCCGATGAAGAGGCTTCGGCCGTGTACGACATCCTGGAAGCGGAAAAGTGCGACGTTTCCACAATTCTGTGGGAAGCCACCATCGAAAACTACCGAAATGCAATTTCGGCCCACACCTCCACCGATGACGGCAAAGTTCGGTCGCTCGGCACCGGAACGCTCACGCTCACTTACGTGATGATTGGCTATCAGGGACCGGCCCCCGTCTCTGACTCGATGACGAGTCCAGCCACAACTCCCCACGGACGCGTGGTCATCCTGCAAAAAGCGATCGTTACCTCCGCCATCTCGCTGAACATGAGCCGCAGAGACATTCAGAAGTTTGCGGTGAAGTGGGAAGCGCGCAAGATCGCAGGTCAGGACTTGTTCGACCTGTACGAGTTCTACAACTAAACCGCGCAGAGCCAGTTGCGCTCTGCATGGTCCTAACAATGGACGGAAGCGGGCTCGGGAGTTTGACTTCCCAGCTCGCTTTCGTTCTCGTTCCACTTCGGAAGGAAGGTTATGCCACGCACTGAAGAAGAAAAACTTACCCAGTCTCCGCTCAAGGTCACGTTCGGCAATACCGAGTACGCCATTAAACTCTTGCCCGTGCTGAAAGCGCGCGACTGGCGGGCGAAAGTCGAGCAGGAGTTGGGACCGATGGTGGCCAACATCCAGCCCATGACAGTTGCCGGCCGCTTCGTGATTGCCGGCCTATCGACCGCGATCGCCAGCTTCCCCGAGAAGGTATGCGATCTGCTGTTCGCCTACGCCCCGGACCTGGACAAGCAGAAGATCCTCAACGAAGCCACGGAAGAGCAGATCGATTTGGCATTCTCGCGGCTCTGGGAGATAGCTTTCGCAAATTTTTTACCCCAGATTTCGATGGCGAAGGAGATGCTGAATCCTCCCGCAACGTCACCGTCGGCGAGCTCTTCGAACTGATGCTTTCGGAGTGGCACTTGCCACCCGACGTCATCCTGGACGGCTGGACCGAAGAGCGGCTTGACTTGTTCTGGACGAAACGTAACGAGCGCCTGCGGCGGATCCGGCTGGCGTCCGCGGGAGATGAAGATCCCTCTTCTGCCGATGCCGCACCGCGATACGTCTCCAATCGCGAGTTCTTCAGCGATCCCATTCCAGGAAGCGATGGTCGCACGATCGCGAACCCGAATAGGGCACGCTTTAAGCGTGTGCAGGTTATGAACTGCTGACAGGGAGGATCTTTCATGCGAGGAGCCATTGGCCGTATCACCTTCGACAATGCCAGCTTTGAGAAGCTCATCCTGGGCGAGACGCTTACTCTCGATGTGCGCCCGGATACCACGAAGCTAGAAATTAAGCTGGATCCGGAGTCGAAGTACCACATGACGTACATGGATCTGCTCAGCGAGGCGCAGAAGCGGTTAAAGCTGGCCTCGACCCGCCAAATATGAATCAGGCCGTAGAAGTCATTTTCGGCGGCAAGCCGTACTCTGTCGCCCAACTTCCCGTGCTCAAGGCTCGCGCCTGGCGAGAACAACTCATTCGCTCCGCCCGCGAAGTGTCGGAATCGCTGTTTCGTCAGACCAACGGCCACGACGAACACTTCTTTGCTGGACTCGCGACCGTGTATCTCGGGTTTCCCGACAAGATCCGGGAGATGATTTTCGCCTACGGGGAAGAACTGCCGAAAGAGGAAATCACTGCGACGGCGACGGACGAAGAGATGATTACGGCCTTTGCCGCCATCATGCGCGTTGCCTTCCCCTATCTACACAATCTGTCTCTGATGGTCACCTTCGACCTGGCCTCGCGCATCGAGGAAGCCAGCCTAGAGAATTTGCAGGCTGCCGTGAATCTGAGCAATGAAGATTTGAACAACGAGTCGCAGCGCGAAGCTGCGGTATTGCCCACTGGAAGCTAAAACCCTATGGCCTACACCGTATTTGATGGCGTAGCAAAATTCACGGCCGACTCCAGCCAGCTGGATCAGTTCATTGTCACGCTGGAGCAGGGTCTCACGACGGCGTCCGAGAAAGCTGCGGCTTCGACGCGCGAGCTGAAGACCGCCCAGGACGAGTTTCGCGCTGCCATCAAAGCAGTCAGCGCCGAAGGTGGAGATACAACGGCCAACCTGCAACGTTTGGCCGATGCGGAGAAGGACCTAGCGCTGGCGGCCGCCGCAGCCAAAGTCGAACACAATGCACTGAAAGCGTCACTCACTGACACCAAGGAAGCCTCCGGCATTGCTACCGAAGCGACGGCAGAACTGGCAGGCAAACTAGGGGAAATGTTCGGTCTGCTGGCTGCTGCCGAAGGATTCAAGCGACTGATTGAGGGTACACAGCAGAGTGTTCTGCAACTCCAGTTGCTTTCGGAGAAAACCGGAATCGCGATCGACACGCTGGCCGGCATTCAGCATGTTTCCGAAAGCAGTGGAGTCTCCTTCGATTCGGTGTCGAGTGCACTCACCCGACTCTCGCGGGCACAGGCGTTGGCCATCGAAGGGGGGGCCACGCAAGTGGCCGCATTTCAGCGGCTGGGGATTTCAGTCGGCGAGCTTAAAACTTCTCTTAGTGATCCGGTGGAGTTACTCTACCGCGTGTCGCAGGCCATGGCCAATTCCACGAGTCACGCGGCAGAAAATGCTACAGCTTTTACGCTTCTCGGCAAGGGCGGGGCCTCTCTGATTCCCATCTTCAATCAAAGTGGCGAGGCCATCCGCGGCATGGTCGAGGAGGCTGCCAAGGCCAGCGGGGTCACGAAGGAAGCGGGCCTAGCGGCACTCGATTGGGAAAAACAGACAGCCAATCTCAGCGAGGCGTTTCGCGCTGGGCTGATTCCGCTCATGGAAACCGCTGTCCCCGTGATCAAAGCGCTTGAGACGGCAGGCTACAGCGTCGCCATGGTGATTCACGATCTGGCCGCCGCGATTGGCGGGTTATTCTTCTCATTC